CACGGGATATGGAGATGCATTCGACATAACATTTCTCTGGGACTTAAATCTCGACTGTAAGAGAGATGGACTTACGAGAACAGATGTTAGGAGATACGAGAATAAATCTGGTCCTAATGGATGGGATAACTGGTATATCAAACCTATTAGATTTCATGGGCCAGCGAAGCATTTGATGCATGAGAGAATGCAGAAGTATATTTATGCGAGAACTTTTCAATATCCTGCAATTGTTCAAGATGACTCGAGATATAAAGAACTGGAGAAATTAATTCAAGAATTCGGAAATGTAAAAGCGGAGAGAACTAATTCTGGATATAACAAATATTCTCCTTTAAACTCGAAACTAGGACTTGATATTTTTGATTCTTGTATTGCTTCAATATGGGCACAAGAAGAGATTGATGTGATTATTCCTATTGCTGGTGGTCATATTCCGCAGATGGAAATTGGTCCTCGTCATGTATTTGCAAATCAGAATTTTCTATATGATACGAGACCAAAAGATAAGACTATTATCGATATCTTCTCTGCTCTGAGGAGAATATAAGGTGAAACTAAGAAAAGTTGATAAAATGATGTTTACTGATGGTAATGGAAATCCCGTCATCATCAGTGAATTTCGTGATAATCCAAAAAAGTATTATTTAGATCAAAAAGGTCGTGCTTTTAAGATAGAATCTAAGAAGGTTGGTAATACAGAAGTTAGAGAAATTGTCTATATTCATGCAGGTGGATCTTTCTCATCTAATCCACCGGTTCTCACTTCGCAAAAAGAAGCATGGAATCTACCTACTGCTGAGAGATCTGAACTTCTTGATGAAGGGTATCGTCTTTGGAAATATGATCCTTTAGGCGGTATTATCGTTTATCTGACGACATGTTTCATTTTAGGTCGTGGTGTTAAATTTCAATTTGATGATCCTGTTGCTCAATTTCATAGTAATAAATTCTATAAGAAGAATAAATTAGAGACAAAATTACGAAGTGCATCAGATGAATTGACTGCATATGGAGAAATTTTTGTTTGGTTACGTCCAAAGAACGAAGATATCATTTATAATGGGAAAGCTCTTTGGAGAAAAGGTGATGTTCAAGTCACTTTTATTCCCCCGAGTAATATCACTAGTATCGCTACGGCTGAAGAAGATGTCGGTGATGTTTATGAATATACTTATCAATGGATGGATGCCCAAGGTAATCCACAAAGTAGAAATATCCCCGATATTACGAAATTTGATTTTGAGAACAGTGACCCTGAAACTGGGTGCATCTATCATATAGCTATCAATAAAGGCAATAATGATGCGTTTGGTCAGTCAGATCTGATCAGAATTAAAGAGTGGTTAGATAATTATCAAGATTATCTCCGTGATGGGGTCATTATCAATAAACTTTATCGTAGTCCAGCATTCGATATCTCAATTGAAGATGGAACACCTGAAGAGATAGAAGAAGCAAAAGCGAGATATAATGGATGGACAATCGGGAGTAATCCGATCCACAATAGTAGAGAAAAGTGGGACATCTTAGAATTCAATGGTCCAAATGTCAGTAGTGAGAATGCTCGCCGTGCTCTGCTTCTCATTATTGCTGCCGGGGTTGGTTTTCCTGAGTATATGCTTGCTGATGGATCAAATTCTAATCTCGCTTCGACGAAGTCTCAGGAATTACCGGTAATCAAGAAATTTGAAGATCGTCAAGATCTGTTCTCTGAATTCATCAAGAACATATTGAATTTCAATCTGTTCTGTAAATATTATTATGGAGTAGGAACCGGGTTATCAGTCACTAAAGATCGGGACGGGGATTTTGAAGAATTTGTTGCTACAATTGAATTTCCGCCTATTGTCCGTGACGATGATTTGAATACTTCAAGGACTAACACAGAAGCATTGAAGGGTGGTTATATAAGTCTTTCAACCGCTGCTGCTCGTCTTGGAATTGATTTCCAACGAGAAGTGGAATTAATGTTATCAGAGAAACAATTGCTCGATAAATTAGAACAAGCCGGAATTCAGGTGGTGATTAAGAGTGATGAAGTTCAAGGCAAAGGAGAATCGACTGGATTACCTTCTCAGCAGAATCAAAATCAAAGTCGACCCGCTCAACCCGCCGCCAATTCTTGATGTCGATGGTGTCAAGTATTTTAGAAATTTCTTAGCATTTCATTTCATTCGTAAGAATATCTTTTCTCCGTGGGAAGTTGGTGGAGTTATTATGATCAGTTTTGATAGATTGGCTTATAGATATTATCAGGGGTTAGAGATATTTAAGAGAAATATTCAGAGAGAAATAAAAGCTGCTAAATATCCATCTATCTATACTTCAAGAGAGTTTTTAGAGATATATAGGCAGAAGAATCAATCTATTTTATCAGTCGTAGGTCCAGTTGTGAATTATTATACGAGATGTAAGATGATTCCGATTAATTTGAATAAACAAATTCGAATTTTGTATCTACGGTGTAGAGGACCAGTTTTTTTTGATACTATCCAGTTTCTTCACAGATTATTTTTTTACAAAGATTGTTATTTAGCGGTTAAAGGATTAGCTTGATGAAGAATAAACGAAAAGATGAAAATTTCAATTTTCATGTTCAAGTCTCTAGTGTATCAGAGATAAGTTCTGATGAATGGACTGGTGGTGGAATTCTCACTATTGATGAAGCGGCAATTGAAGAGATGACAAAAGATGATGAAAAACCATTTTTTGTTGAATTTGTCGCTCTATATGAAGGATTAAGTGGAAATAAGAATAAATATACTGAAGCTGCCATCAAAAGTTGTGTGAAAGAGATGGTCGGAACGAATATGTATAAAGGTCATGTTCCGCCTGGCGGTAAAGATTGGATGTATCGAGAACCAGTAGGCAAGGTCATCAGTGCAAAAGAAGCTACTATCGTAATTGACGGAAAGAGAGTCTTAGCTGCGAAGGGAAAGGCGTATATCACTGATGCAGAGCCAAAGTTGAGAAAAGATATAAAGAAAGGAATGGCTGGCCCTGTCAGTATTTTAGGAGATGCGAGAGCGATAAGGCATCTAACAACGGGAACAAGAGAAATTGTCGAGATTTATTCTCTTAAAAGCATTGATTTTTGCAATCCCGGAACTGCTGGAATGAAAAAAGCTGGAGTTACGGCGATTGTTACAGAAATGTCAGGAGAACCGGAGATAGAAAAAGAGGACGACAAAATGGAAAGACTTACCCTTAAGCAGTTAAAAGAAGATTATGCTGAAGAGCTTAAGCTCTTATTGGCTGAGATGCTTGAACCTAAGTTGAATGAATTTAAAAGCGAATTCACTAAGGTTGAAGATGATCTCAAGAAGTCCTTAGAGGAGAAGGAAACTTCTATTCAGGAGATGCAAAGCAAGCTGGATACCCTTGCTAAGGAAAAGGAAGAGGTCGAGAAGAAGTTCGAGAAAGAAGTTCATGATCGACTGGAAGCTGAACTCAAAGTTCTTGCATCTGAAATCGTCGAGGAGATGAAGAAGGACGAGAATATCGATACTAAGGTGATCGAGATTGCCTGTAAAGATATCGAACCTACCCTTATTGATAATGATCTTGAGAAGTCTAAAGAAGCTTTCAAAGATCGTATCAAGAAAGAGGTTGAGAAGACTAGTATCTTGGTGAAAGAGATTATTGGAGAAAACAATTATAATCCTTCTACCAAGGGACATTCTAAAAACCAGAACACGAAGGCTAAGAATAAGTTAGAGGAGTTCTTAAGTCCCGAACTTCGTAAGGCTATGAAGGGCAAGGAGTAAAGCGATGACGAAAGCATATAGATCTCAAGGACAGTCGTTAGAGATTACCGGATTATCTTCCGGTGTTAAAGCCGGGTATATTTATCGTCGGAGCGGTGGGACTACTAGATATTGGGTTGGTGTTGTTACCAACGATATCACGGGAACGTCCGAGGCTTTGACTACTATTGATGGTCGTCCGATTCAGATCGGTGATGGGGTTGCTGCTGAAACTCAGTATGGAGATGGCCGTGGTGATATGATGGTGGAAGGTGTGTTCACCATTCCTGTCTATCCTAGCGGTAATGCTCCTAGTGCTGTTGACGGAGCGCCTCTTTACGGTTCGTCTTTCACGAACAATGTTGCGTCTGGTGTCGATCCTACTCCCGGTGGTCATGCTATT